GCCCGAGCGGCATCCGGGTTGTCCCACGGGTTCCCGCCCTTGTCGCCGTCGCCGCTGGGGGCGGCGGGCGGGGCGGGCTGGTCGGGAGTCGCCGCAGCTGCGGGCGGCTCGCCGGCGGGGTTCTCGGGCGTGCTGGGGGCGTCGGTCTGGTGCTCCGGCATAGGTGACCTCCTGGGTCAGTTGGTGTGACCCGCGCCAGGCGGGACGATCACTGAGCGAGCCGACCGAGAAGGGCGGCAAGCTGCTCGTTGGGCGACGGCCCGGTGGGCGTCGGCACGTCAGCGAGCGGAGACGGCGGCTCCTCGCCGCGGCGGGAGGCAGCCAGTGCGTTGCGGAAGTCGTTCAGCCGCTGGCCGCGCCTGCTGTTCTCGGTGGCCCGGTCGTAGAGGTCCTGGGCGTCCTGCAAGTGCGACTCGAGGACGACCTCGCGCGTGAAGACGGGGACGACCTGGCACTGGCAGTTGTAGTGGTACCGATTGACCTGCGCGCTTGTGTTCGGCGACAGCACCTGGCCGGCGGTCGAGCGGGTCTTGTAGAGCGGTTCGCGGATCGCAAGGCTCAGGCAGAAGTAGCACGCTTCAGGGCGGGCGATGCGGCGGAACCCGAGCGCGGCGTCGTCGCCAGCCAGTGACGCGACGACCTGGTCGCGCCCGAAGTCGGCGGCGAGCTTCTGGGCAACCTCGTCGACCTTGCGCTGCGTCGCCTCGCGGATGAGGGCAGCTTCGCGCTCGACCTCGGCTTCGGCCTCGCGGGCGGCTCGTGCGATCGCCGCCCGGAAGTAGTCCTCGTCGGGGACCGGAATGACGTCCGTGCGGTACGGCAACCCGCCGACCTGCGCGTCCCGCAGCGCCTCGTAGTAGTCCGCCGAGAGGCTGATCGACGCCTCGGAGAAGGTGCGCGTGATCCCAGCGGCCTCGTCGAGGTACTGCGCCAGAGCGGCAGCGGACTCCAGCGGTTCCACGGTCGGCCACAGGGCCTGCAACTGCTCCAGGAGTGCCGCGGTCACCGCAACCTGGGTGACGTAGTGCTGCTGGACGTTGGGGTCGTCAGATACCTGCGTCGGCACTGGTGGCCCCGTTCGCGCGGGCGGTCACGGCGTCGACCACGGCCTGCGCTGCCTGGCGACCCGACGAGCGGCGGCGGTCCTGCTCGAGGCGAGCCCGCTCGACGGCTGAGTAGCCCAGGCGCTTGAGGACGACGTCCGACTCGGCAGGGACGGCGCCGGCCGCGATCTGCTTCGCCATGCCGTCCGAGGCGGTGCCCATCGGCTCCAGCGAGACCGACGCCCAGTCGGCGGTGAAGCGGGCGTACTGGTCGGGGAGGTTGCCGCCGTTCATGAAGCGGAGGACGTGCTGCATCGCCGCGACCATCGCGTCGCCGAACATGCGCTGCTTGAGCACGGCGCGGCGGTTGCGACGCAGCTCGGCAGCCTGCGCGGCCTCGGCGGACACGGGGTTGCCCTCGGTGTAGAGGCCGAGATCCTGCGGGGTGGCCGCGAGCATCCCGGACGCCTGCGAGGCGTACATGTCGATGAGGCGCGTGAAGGTCGCGGGGTCGTATGCCTGCATCTGCTCGAGGTTCGGCAGGTCGCCGTTCTCGTCGCGCTCCATCGCCAGAACGCGGGTGATGTAGGTGTCCCACGCGGCCTTGGGCGTGCCGTCGCTGTTCTGGAAGGCGTCCTCGGCGACGCCCATGAGGATCATGCGCGGGGCGCTGTAGATCTCGCGGGCGACCTCGAGGCCGAGCAGGGTGCGGCAGGCGGCGTCGGTGATCGACCGGAGCGCGGGGGAGATCTCCGAGCGGCCGTCGCGGTTGTTCGTCCGGGGGCGGTTCGCCATGCGGGTGACCGGCACGAACCCGAAGTCGTGGTCGTCGCGGTCGACGATCTCCCACGCGCCACTGTCGTTCTCGGCAAGGTGGACGGTCTTGTTCGGCAGGATCAGCGCGCCACGCTGGCGGCCGTCCTGCCAGTACTCCTGCATCGCCGCACGGGGCAGCCGGCCGCGCAGGTCCCACAGCACGGTCAGGTTCAGCGGGGACTCGACCGAGAGCAGCGGGACCTCGCCGTCGGGGTTGGTGCCGACGAGCAGGTAGGAGCGGCCCATCGCGAGCGCGTCGGTGAAGGCCAGCGCCTGCTCGGAGTCGCCGTTGTTCTCCTGCCACAGGTCCATGAGGAACCCGTCAGCGTCGGTGGAGGTCGGCAGGCGGAACCCGTCGATCGCCAGACGCTCGACGAGCGGGTCGACCGCGATGGCCGGCCACCCGACGATGGTCCGCAGGAACTCCAGCTCGCGCGGGACCGCGATCCGCAGGTTCTGGACGATCTGCTCGCCCAGGTAGTACGCCTCAGCGAGTTCGAGCTCCGCGCGGTCGTAGAACGACTTCTGCCGCAGCGTCTGGATGAGCGCCTGCTCCTGGTCGTCCAGGCCCAGCGAAGGGAGGTCAGGAATGGTGGTCCGCGAGAACTGCACCCGCCGCTCCCTTCTAGTCGAGGACGATCACCCGCCCCTTGCCGGAGCCGGTTCGTTGGTTGAGGCGGACGAGGCGCCAGAGCATCCGGGCGCCCGTGAAGCAGACGGCCAGGTCGACCTTGCGGCTGGAGGACCGCGACTCCTTGCCGATGACGACGCCGAACTGGCCCTCGCGGCGGCGGGCGTTCTTCATGTGCCGCTTGAGCGGGGTTCCGCCGTGGTGCAGCGCGGTCCCGGCCTCGAGGTCGTCGGCGGCCTGGATGACGGCCGGCTGGTATTGCTGCTGTGCGGTGCGGGCCGACATGTCGAAGGCGACGGCGTGCGCGCGTGCGCCGGTCTTCACGGGCCAGAACTTCTTGTCCAGGCGCCCGGAGTAGCGGCGGTGCCAGTCGTCGACCAGCGGCCACCAGAAGCGGTCGTCCTCGGTGCTGTCGCCGACCTTGGCGTGCGAGGGGTCGAAGTAGAACGCAACGACCTTGTAGGTATCGAACATGACCGTGACCGCGGCGTCGACCTCGGCCCGGTCGACGAGCTGGTCGGCGGTCGGCTGCTGGAAGTGCAGCGTCTGGGCGAACCCGTCCGAGATCCGCACGGCCACGATGCCGGTGCAGTCCGACGACTTCGACCCGTCACCGAACGCCACGATCCGGTCGCCCGGCTCGAGCGCCATGTCCGGCCGGGCGGTGTCGTCGACCCAGCGCGGGTCAGCCCAGGCGTCCTCGGTGCCGACGATCTGGTTGTACCACTTGCGCCGGGACTCGCTCGGGCTGTTCTCTGGGTTGAGGATCGACTTCACGATGCGGCCGTTGGGGCGCGTGTCGAGCCAGGTCGCGTCACCCGCGATGGACCGGACGACCTCGGGGGCGTCCTTGGCCGTCAAAGGCGCGGCGGGGGGCGCCTCGAGGCTGTCCCACATCACGCCGTGCTCGACGTGCGTGGCGTCGGCGCCCTGCGTGGACTCCCACGCCTCCCGCGCGCGCTCGGCGACCGAGTCGCGGCCGGGGACGTAGGCGTTGAAGATGTCGAGGATGCGAGCCGGGGCGCCCTGCTCGGCCTTGGCTGCGTTGCCCTCGATCGCGCCGGCCATGTCGTGACCGCCGTTGGACGAGGTCCAGTTCTGGATCTCGGCGCGGATGATCTGCTTCGGCCGGCCGCCCTCGACCGCGAGGACCGAAGCGGTGATGGCCTCGATCTGGCGCCTGTCACCGTCCGACCAGACGTTCAGCTTGCCGACCTGCATCCCGTAGTGCTCGCGAACCTCAGGGCCCAGCAGCGACGGGAACAGCTTCATCGTGTTCTTCGTCTGGTCCTGCGAGACCGCGAGGATCTGCGTCCAGGCGTCCGGCTCGTCGCGCCCGATCGGGCGGTCGCCGTCCCAGCGGTCGAAGACGACGGGGGCGTGCAACGAACCCGCCGCGATGGTGGCCGCGAGCGGGTCCTTGCCCCAGCCCTTGAGGCGCTGAAGGCGGGCCGTGTGGAAGAGGAAGTCGCCCTCGGTGTCGACGGCGTAGTACCAGAGCAGGAAGCGGGTCTGCTCGGGCGTGAAGACCCACGGTTTGCCGCCCTTGCCGCGCAGCCAGTAGCCGCACCACGACAGGAAGCCCCAGCCAAGCGACGCCTCGGGAAGCACCCAGCCGCCGTCGTGACGCCACGTTGGGCCGAGGGTGATCGGCTGCCACGTCAGGTCGTCAGGCGGAAGAGTCCGCTCGAGGAAGTCGCGGTACCAACGCTCGATCTCGGCGTACTCGGCTTCGCGCGACGGGACGAGCGACGGTGCGGAACTAAGCGCCCGCGCCATGAGCGGCAGCCCAACGGGACTGCGCTGCGGCACGCGCCTGGTTCGCCGGCTTCGCAGGGGCCTCGGCCTCGTCGGGCAGCTTGAGACGGCCCATGAGTCCGGCAGCGGCGGTGCGGTGCGCCTTGACCTCAGAGATCAGCGGGTGCGTGACCTGCTGGCCCATGCTGCCCTTGGTGGTGAGCGGCTTGCCCTGCTCGACCCAGGAGGCGTGCAGGAGTTCGGCCATCTCGGTCAGGTGGCACGCCTGCTCAAGGATCGCGAGCTCGTCGGCGCGGAGTTCGTACTTCCCGACGATCGAGGACCACATGGCGCGGCCCTTGGTGTCGAGGCCCTTCGGGGCAGGGGTCTTGCTCATCACTCAGCCCTCCTGGGGCGTCGTTGTCACCCCACCTGGGGGCCGGAAATCGTGCGGCGCGAACGCCAAATCGCCGGAAAAACGGCGGCGCGGGGCGCACGC